GATCGAGAACCTTGGCACCTTCGATGTTCGTCCGCTGCCGCCGGTAGAAGATCGCATTCGCCAGCACGCGACCGACCACGCATGAGCCGGTGATGTACCCGGCCAGCAACGCCACAACTACCGACACGATCCAACAGATGACCAATGCTGCCTCGCTCATTTCTTCCCCTTCGTTCTGATTTCCAGCACGCGGCTCCCTTCCACCTTGCCCGTCTTGCCGTTGTCGTACCTGACCACGGCGACGACTACCGACTGATCCGCCCGCCATGCGTACGCCTGAACTAGAACGGCCTCCACGGGTCCGCTGTTCATGTTCACCAACACCTTGGCGTTCGGCTTCAACGCCAGAACCCGTTTCGCGTTCTGCTTGACACCTTCCAAGCGTTCAAGGTGTGCGGGTAGATCCTTGTGGATGATCTGCGATTGCGGCGACGGTACGAATGACCGATCACCGCTGTAGGCTGCTATGCGTGGCATGTGTCTCCCTCTGTGTGTGCCCTTGAGTGTTGCACCGCAGCGACAATCGCCATCGGTGTTGGACGTTTGACGTAGGCCATTGGGATGCCGTTGGATGAGCATATGGCCCGCAGTTCCTTGGTCGCCTGCGTTCTCAGCAGGCCGAAGATACAGACGAGCAGGCCGGGCCGGAACCTTTCGACGATTGCCCGATAAGTGCTGGACCGCGTGTTGCGTTCGCTGGTCGGCACCCATTCGATTGTTGAGTGCGGGAAGGCTTCTTCCAGCCGTGAGAGCTGGTCGGGCCTGCAGTCGCCACCGATGAGTAGCACGCGGCGACGGTCCATGTAGGATGCGATGGGTGGGGGGATCATGCGACTCCTTACGCCATTGGTCCCGTAACTTCCGTTTGAGTCTGGGCGTTCCACCAGATCACATCGTACACGTTCTCCCCAATCGTCACTGTGTCTGCACTGCTGCACCCGATCCATTCGGAAATCTCGGGGATGATCGTTCCGGTGCAAACGCCGATGTCGATGCCGATGCCTTGAATCGCCACCCAACGGACGTACGTCAAGGCATCATCAGGAAGCGAGTTCACGAAGTCGATTGCACGGTCATCGAAGTCTTTGTCCCAAATGATGATCACGCCGCGAACCACGGACACTTCGCCCATTTCGAATAGGCGTAGTACCTGCACAGACCCGCGAGCGGTCATCAGTTCGCACAACAGATTGTCCACGTACACACGTTCACGATTTGCCATTCTGCACCTAGATTCCTTTCTTGACTTCATCCAACGCGGCCAGCGTATCTTCCGCCGACCTAACCACGAAATACCACCCGCCCGCTTCGTTCCACTGTGCTGCCCATTCGACTTGCGACGGCTGCTGTTTGCCCCTGACGGTCTTGACTTCGAGAGCGATTGCACGGCCCATGTACGAGCCGATCAGGTCCGCTGTGCCAGCCTCAGCACCGCGTACGAAATGCTTGCCGACCATGTGGGAGCCAGCCTGCACACGGACCACCATCGCCCCGCGAAGTTGGCACGCCTGACGCACGGCCTTTGTGACGGCGTTCTCAGCCTGGCCCATTACGCCCGCCTTTCGTCGTCATGCATCTGAAGTGCATGCTCGATCCGCAGAACGATTCCAAACGCCGCGAGGATTGCGGCGACGATGATTGCTAGGTAGATCATCCCCCCGCCTTCCTCACGGCCTCTGCCGCGATTGGGTTTGCGTTTGTCGCGTTCACACGGAATGAACCGGCCTCAATCCACTGCCTATCAGCCGTCTCATTCAACTCGGGGCTGTCCTGCTTGTTCAGCACTTGCACCGCCATTGCGGAGCATGACCGCTCCCACGCCCGCCAAGCGGATGTTTCCTCTGCAAGCACCCGCACCGCTTCCTCCAAGGCCGTGATGCGGTCACGCATCTTTGCAACAACCTCGCCAACGTCCTTTGGGTTTCCGGTGCCAGCCCACGCTAACACCTGCTCGGCGTACTTGTCGTGTTCACTTCCCATCCTTGCTCCCTTCGTTCGCCAGATCCTTCGCCAAGTTGTTGAGCATCGTCCATTCGACGGAACGCGGCGTAGTGTGACCGCGAATGTCGCACACGTAATCGCTGGAAAGGCGGCACACGCCCCGCAGCCTCCCAATCTCCCCCGCCAGTTCGTTGAGCATGTGCCCCACGGCCTCGGGGTCGGTTGACCGTGCGAACGCGGTCCACTTCGCCAGGTTGTCGTTGTCGCTCACTTGCACGCCTCCTGAATGGTCGCCTCGGGAACGTTCATCGCTCGAAGTGCTGCCAAGCAGATTGCCATTGGTGCGGATTCGTGCCGCGACACGGCAATGTCGTTTCCGCCCATCGTCTGAATCGTCACCTCCATGTCGGTAATGTGGTCGATGATCGACACCAAATACTTCCGCCACCCGCAATCACGCCGCTGCTTCCGCAGTTTCTCGACAACCTCCCACGCTGCCGCAATCTCGGTTGAAAAGTTCGGGCCAAACTTCACTGGTGCCGATGCGTACTGAAACGCGAGCGGCGTGCCGCAGTCGTTTGACCAGATCGGCTCGCCGTCTGATGACGCAACGACGGTCCACCCGAACACACGCTCCGCCACCAGCCTATCAAGTGCAACACTCACGCCTTGCCTCCTTCCATCGCGGCTTTCGCCGCCTCGGGTGTGCTGTAGCCCCAATCCTTCGCCCGCAGGTTCTTGTGGTCGATTCCACGTCACTTCCGCCTGCGGCTTGGCCGCTTCGCCTGGTTGATCTTCGCTGCTGCGTCTTTCATGGCTGCTCCTGCTGATGAATGATCTGTGATGCGTCCACTCTCCACACGCCAAGCATCGCACCGCTGCCGTGGAACAGGTCGGTGATGGTGTCGTTTTTCCGAACGTCCGCGTTCAACAGCCGCACAATCCACTGTGCAAACCCTGCTGGCTTGGCTCCCTGAAACCCCTTCCGCATGGCGATGTTCTCGCTGTGCCAGTCGTGCCAAGTCTCGTCGGCCCGCGTGCGAGTCCTGCCGCCACGGAACAGAACTGGCTCCCACCCATACGCGGGCTTGACGTTTGGGCGGAACGCACAGAACGGCTTGACCCACGCGGCAATCCGCACATCTGGCGGGCACATCGGCAACAGCACGCGAAGGCTTGGCGAACTGCATGACATTGCCCACCCGTCCGGGTATTCCGTCTGCATCCGCTCGATGAGTGCCGCGTGAGTCTCTGGCTTGTCCCATTCGGAACGTTTGTACATCTTGGCACCCATGCCCAAGTACGGCGGATCTGCGTAGGCGAATCTCATGGCTTCCCCTCAAACTTCGCCGAGTCGAGGGCGTTGGTATCGACCGTCCGCACGATGCACGCATCGAGATATTCTTCAGCCCGCCTTGCGTCTTCGGCGGTCGCAAGCTCATCGAAGTACTTGTCGTCCCATGCGTGCCACGCAACAACCTCCGCCGCCAGAACGTCCGCCCTGCTCATCGACTTTGCAAGTTCAAGGTCGGTGTCGTTGAGTGCTTGGCGTGCCGCGTCACGCTCGTCCCGAAGTTTCTGCATGTCCGGGTTATTGGCGAACCCACGCAGGAAGTCGGCTTCCGTGCGTGCCTGTTCAAGTTGCTGCCGCAGGTCCGCCAGAGTCGCCGCCGTTTGAACGTCCATTAGGTTGATTCCTTCCTGATCGCATCCACCACGCGGTCGATGCTCGCCTCTGATAGCCGCGTCTTGCGGCACCCTTTCAGCCACCGCGTCAGCAGTGACCGATTGACATTCGGCAACTGGCTGTAGATTTGCACGGGCCGCTTGCCGCTTTCGCGGTAGATGCCAAGCACGTAGTTCTGTACCCATCTGGTCTTCATCCGCATGACGTTACGACCCCTCCGCACGGTAGTCAATGCTACCGCGTATAAATCCAACCAGCGTGTAGGTGTGAAGCCCACGCCGCTTGGCTACTACCCGGATCGTCGCCCCCTCGCTGCGAACGTCGCGGATGCGGGCGGACGCACTCGCTTGGGGCGCCTTCGCCTTGCGGGCGATTGCAGCCAGCGTTAGAGGCCGATTGAAGTTCTCGAACAGCACAGCACGCACGCGGTCAAGCTGCGTCCTGAGCCTGGTACGGTCCTGCCCACGTACGCTTGGGTTCAACATTGCGGACTCCTTTCAGTGATGTCATAACGGTCGAGTGATTCGTGCCAAACGCCGCCGCGATTTCCGGCAGCGAGTACCCTGCCCGCCGCAGGATCGCAAACACCTCGCGTCGTTTGGCTACCCGGTCGCCGCCACGCAGCAGCGTCCCGAGTGTTGATTTCGCTGTGACATGCTCGATGGTCGTGCCAGCCACGATGCACGCGTTGTGCATGCTTACGGCCATGTGGTTTCCGTCCCCGATGTAATGCTCACGGTCGGCCCGTGCCTGCATCTCGCGGGTCTGGAAGTACCGCACGGCGTACATCAGTTCCGCCGCCCTAGCCATTGCGATGGTCTTCTTCGGATGCTCCATCCACCTCGGCAGGTCCGGCCCCATCGGCAGCGGCGACGGTTTGACCGTGCATCCGTCCTCTGGGATCGGTGTTGTGTCGAGCAGGTTGCGGGCCTTCATGCGTCACCCCCAAACAGATTCGCTTGCCGCACGGCTGGCGGTACGGGTGCGAACAACGCACCAGCGTCAATAGCCTTGTCGATCCGCCGCACGGCGATTTCGAAGCATGCTGGGTCTTTCTCGATTCCAACAAATGACCTTCCACTACGCAGGCAAGCCTCTCCGGTAGCACCAGAACCCATGAATGGGTCGATAACCACAGCACCGGGCCGCGTCACTCCAACACACCAATCCATAACTGCACCGGGCTTTTCTGCAATGTGTTCTTTATCGTCGCCAGCAAGCGTGGCACACGAAAGCACGTTTTGCGGAGACTCTTCACCGTCCGATGCGTGTGCCCCTGCTGTTGCGTAAATCACATACTCAGCCGATGAGCTGAACCGACCACGCTGCATCCGGCATCCCGGCTTCCACCATGTAGCCAAGTTCCTCCAAACCCAACCTCCTGCTTGCACAGAATCCGTCATCACCGGAAGTTGCCGCCAATCGGTAAAGCACACAAGCACCCCACCGGGAGAACACAGCCGCAGACCAGCACACATCCAAAGCGAACACCACGCGAAGAATGATCGCTGGTCGCGTGAGTCTCCGCCAAAGTCTGTTCGTTGCGTCATTGTTCCCGTCTGCACATACTTTGCTATCGTCGATTGTGTCCTGTCGCCACGGAAGGCTCCACCGCTTGAAAATGGCGGGTCCGTTACAATCGCGTCGGCAAATCCCTCTGGAAGTTGCGGCACGATTTCCAGAGTGTCGCCAAGGTACAGCCGCACGTTCCCGCGTTCCCATGTTGGCTTCATCGGCAGCACCTCCACACCTTCGGATGCGTGGGACTCCCCCACAGGCTTTCAATCGTCACGGCCTCGCCGGTTGCCATGGCCTCACGCAGCCGCAGGTAGGCTTCGGCACGCCACGCCGGTCCCATGCGATTCATGACCGCTTGCGGATGTTCGTCGAACTTCAGCCGGATCAGTTGGTGCAGCATGGTGGTTAGTTCTGGTTCGCTCATAGCCCAAACTCCTTTGCCATGTCCTCGGTCGTGTCTCCGTCCCGCCGCTCCTTGATCCACCCATGCTCAACGAACGTGAGGTTGTCACGCCGTAGGCTCATCGAGAGCTTGCGACCCGCCGCCAACCCGTCGCGGCACTTGCAGATGTGCAGGATGCGGTCGGCCTCGATGGTCGTGCCTCCGTACAGAACATGCGTCTCCGGCTTATCTGGCCGCTCCAGCCACAGCACGTTGTTCACGAACCGAGACATAGCCGCACCACCCGCCATGACATCCATGGAGATTTCAAACTTCCTCCCCTTCTTCGGGTGCGTCACGATCCACACGGATGCGTGGTACCTGTCCACGATCCGCCGCAGGTGCGTCATCATGTGCTGGTCGTCAATCCATGGCTTCTCTGACGGAAGGAGTGCGGTGATAGGGTCGATGCCGATGATCCTCGCACCAGCCTTGCATTCGCGTTCGGCCCACTGAATCACCTCGTCAGATGGCACCGCGTGCCCATCGGGGCAAATCATCGACCCGCCGAGCATTTCCAGTTCGGCCCGCCAGCGGTCGGAAAGCATCGACACGCGGTCGGCGTTCTGCTGGACGAATACCACATCGGTAACTCGCGGGTCGCCGCTCAACTGGGCCAAAGCACGGGCCATGTGCCACCCCTTGGTTTCCTCCAGTTCGTACAAGCTGGCCTTCTCGCCTGACGCAATGGCGAACATGAACAGTTGCAGCGTGAAGAAAGACTTGGCCGAACCTGGGTCGCCGCAAATGACGTTAAGCGTGCCGGGCAGGTTGAGGCGTACATCGGCGTTGATCATCGCCCACGGTGTCGGAAGAACCCGCATCTTTCCAGACGCGATTGCGTCAAAGCGTTCCTTCAGGATCTGGTAGCCGCTCTTGGCTGGCTCCGCTGCCTTGTTCGCTTCGTACTTGAAGTCGCTGAACCATGGAGCATCGTTGCTGTCGTCGTGTGTCATTGCACCCCCGCGTAGCTGTCCCACTTCACCCGCAGTTCCTCGCCCGGCTGGTAGATCCACACCCCATCGCCCTTGAAGTCCCACGCCGCGAACGCCAGCACCTCAGCCGCTCGCCGCACAATCCGCTTATCGGTTCCTTCCCCGAGCATCTTGACGCACCACGAAAGAACCGGGATGCCCCAACGGTGGAACGTCATGTTCGCCCCACGCTGGAACGCCATAAGCAATCCATGGTTATCGGTCCAGCATGGAGCCGAGTAATACAGCACCGCGTCTTCAAGGTTCCTCCAGAGACCCATTTGCGGGCCCGTGAATGGCCTCTCCCGGCATTCTTGGAGTAGGGTGGCATCGAATGACCCACCCCCGACGATGATGTCGTAGACGTACTTGCAATCGCCGTGCGTGAACGCTTGGCTGGTCACACCCATTTCGGATGCCCACTTGCGGACGGTCGGGGAAAGCACCATCGCGGCGGTCATCGCTACTTCGTGGTCGGGCGGTTGGTTGAAACTCATTCGAACTCCTTGATTGGGGCGGTTGGGGGATTCTCAAGATACATCCGGTTCATCAGCCAGCGGTACGGGTTGCACACAAACTGCCCGCCATCCTTCGTCCACTGGTGGCACTTCTTCCAGCGGTGCAGGCCCTCGGTCACAACCGCAGAAGCCTTCTCCCGGTCAAGGAAGTCGGCCTGCCATCGCTTCCAGCACTTCTGCTTGTCCTGACGGCGGACGGTTGGGTATGCGTTCCAGAAGGCGAGGAACTGGGGGGAGAAGTCCGGGATCAGTTTCGGAGGGCTCTTCTCGGCCTTCGGTGCAGGTGCCGCCACCCCATCCCCTTGGGGGCTAGGGGGTGTATTTACACTCTTCTCTTCTCTTCTCTTCTCTGGTAACGCATCGGTAACGCTGGCACCGTTACGGCTCTTCTGTACCCGCAATGCCGTAAGTGCCCGAGCCTTCGCACCTTGCGCAAGATGCCGGTCCCAGTTCGGGAATGTCGCCCCCGTGTCGGTGAAGGTGATCCACCCCACACACGCAAGGGCCGCACCCATTCCTGTAACGCACGCGATACGGTCGAGATGCTTTTCTGTAACGCCGGGAGCGTTACCTTCGATGACCTGATCGGTGGCCCATGACCAGACGCGGATCAGGTGCCCGCCAACGGCCTCCACGCTCAGACCGAGCATGTCCGACATGCGGAATACTGCCGGGTCCTCCAGCAGCCGCGTCCGTACTTTGATCCAATCACCTGCCATCGGTGGCACTCCAAAAACAACCGGCCCGAATCCGTGTGCTTGCGGAGCATGCGTTGAGCGTGTTCCCACGGATCGGGGCCGGTGATTTGTTGTGAGTGGTATCGAGCATCAACTGACTCCGCAAGCACGGGAGTATACGCCACCACGTTTCACCAGTCGAACTTGTGCCCGCAATACCGGCACACCTTCGCCTCGGGACGCACATGCTCGGCACACTGGCCGCAGACCTTCATCGGCTCGCCGGCGGGCTTGCGTGTCACGCCGCTCACGAAGAACAGAAGCACAGATAACGGGCCAAGGATCGCACCAGCTAGAAAGCCCACGGCCTGATTCCAGCCGCGTGCCGTCGCCGCCATGACACCGATCAACCCGAAGAACAGAATGCCAACGATCAAGATTTCCATGTGTCTCCTTACAGGCTGTTCATCGCGGGGAACGTGCAGTCCATCGACCACATCAGGTTGCGTCCGCAGGCTTCGCGGGCGTGCTTCGCGTCACGCCAGCCACGCACGCAGTGTGCGTTCCAAGATACCGGCTCCTTCATACCACTGAGGTATGATCGCCAGCCAAGCGTGTAGAAACGCTCGTTGAACATCGCGTTACGTGCCGCTTCCAAGTCAGTCGCCTCGTCAGTATCGCTCATCGCTTGCTCCTTAAACCATGCCCACGCACTTTCGCACGCGGGCAGGTCCACCGCACACAGAGAATCAGAACGGAACATCCTCGCCACGGAACGCATCAACCGTCGCCGCATTGTCGGCACGCATCGCCCGCAACTTCGCACGGCACTCGGCCAGCGATGCCGCGAACGCCGGCACGTGTTCGGCCAGTGCCGCGATGATCTTGTCATCACGCTCCACACGCTTCAACACTGACGGAATGATCGGGTTGTACGAGAGCTGGTACACGAACTGCCTACCCGTCACCCACAACTGTCCCTGCACTTGGAGCGTGTAGTCATCGAACCCGTTGAGCAGATACCCCATGTGGGTTTCAGCACTTGGGCATTTGATTTCGAGCAGGCCATCGTCGCCTACCAGGCGGTCAGGGCTTGCCCCGCAATCGCCCTCGTCACGCAGGCAGAAACCTACCTCAGCCGTGTCCAGTCCAGTCTCGAACTCGAACCACCGCACAGCCTCGCCTTCGAGCCCGGTGCCACGCTGCATGAACCCGCTCGATGCGTCATCCAACGGCTGGCCCAAGTACCACTCGGCCATGAGTCTGGCCCTGTACTTGGCCTGCGATGCGGACGGCTTCAGGCCCTTCGATGTGATGATGCTGTCAAACTCGCTCGCGGTCGGCACGCCGAGGCGGGCTTGCAGCCACTCGGGGGAACCCTGCTTGCACTTGATGATCTTCATTCGTAACGCTCCATCAAACGGTCGCATCCGACAGGGATACACAGTTCAGCGACGATCAGGCCACACCCGCCCATCTGTCGTTGTGTCGCAATCAGCCCGCATTTCTTGGCGACCCTGACCCGCATCTTGATCGCAGCCTCTGATCGTCCGGTATGGCGTTCGATGTATTCCATACCAGAATCAACCACGACGATCATTGTGTTACCGTTGATCGTCACTGAACGCCGACCTTCCGCGGCGATTTCAAACAATGCCCACACAAGATCGCGTGTCGCCGCGGAAACAGACAACGCTTTCGGAGTGTGCATCCATGCCTTCACGAACTTCTGAAGTTCGTAGTATTCATCTGTCACTTCGCACCAGCCTTCCGCCGTGCAATCGCCTCGAACGCCTGCCGCACCTTGGACGCGGGAATGTCGCGCAGATTCTCCACGCCCATGTATGCCTTGAACTTGCCAATGTCGGCCTTGATCGAATCCAGATCGACTTCCAACGCCAGCAGATCCGCCTCGCTTATCGTTTCGCCCGTTGCTGCGTCCGCGTTCCCGTCCGTGTCCTCGTCGCAGCTCGTCAATCCCAATGCGTTCACCAGCGAATACCGCTGGGCGTAGGTCGTCACGGCCCCGATCTTCTGTGCTTCGCTGCACCCGGCCCGGCTCTCGGTCGGCAGCGTCACGCTCGAAGATTCCGAATGGCCCAACTCATGCGACACCACGCACGACAGCGTGAGCTTGCCACCATCGACCACCGCGTTAGACCATCGGTAGGACAGCCCGCACTCGGCCAACGGCTTGCGGATCGTCGCCGCGATGTCGTCAAGGCTGGCGTACATGCGATTGACCTTGCGACCGTCGCGGGTCACTTGGAATTGGCTGTTCTCCGTCCGCCGCTGCACAGGCGGGCAGATCGAGCCAAAGCGTGCCATAGCGTCCGCAAACGCCTTGCGTGCGTTCGTCGCGTCCATGCGTTCGGACAAGGCGACGAGCTGCGAAAGTGCTTCTGGCGACATGCCAGACTTCACCGCCTGCGAGATGATGCCAAGCGGCGACAACTCCACGTTTGCAAGTGCTGACGGTTCGGACTGACGGGTAACGATTTCGCTCATTCGATTGCTCCTCAAAAACGCCGCCGCACCAACAAGGCACGGCGACACGCGGCGGCTCTTAACAACGTTCAACCGCACCAACGGAGAACGCCGCCGAAATGACCGCGTCAGCGTTAGCCTGGCGGTCGTGGGTTAGTTGTTGTCGGCTGCGTCGTCACACGCGGCACAGTACCAGACGCATTCGCTCACGCCAGTATCCGGGTCATCCGGCTCATGATCCATCGGCTTGCCGCACTTGTCGCACTTGTGCGAGTCGCGGTCTTCGATTGGCGTTCTGCGTTCGACGGTTCTGCATTGGCACATGGTGAATCTCCTTGCATGACGGTACGCTTTCGTCCCGTAGAAGTCAAGCGGGCTTCTCGTCACGCTTGGCGACTTCCGCATGGAACGAGTCGATCAGAACCAACGCCGCCTCCGGGTGCGTGTCGAGCAGCATGCGGGCCGCGTGGTTGTACCCCTCCGCGAACCCGAGCGAGGCCCGGTTGTCGCCGTACCGCTTCACGGTGTCCATGAACGGATCGGCCTCCGCCTTCTGATCAGTGCCAACGTCCGCAGGACAGCCGCCGTCGAATCTATCGTCGCCCATTTCAAAGCTCCTTGTGTGAACTATTCGGAACTACCGAACAGTTGAAACCTCGCCGCCGCGATTGCTCACGGCGGGAAGTGCGTTTGTCGGCCATGGTCGCGACCACTTGAAGGCGTGCGGAAGGGCTGCACGCTGCCGAAACCTCGCCGCCAGCGTTTCGACTGGCGACGGGTGAGAGAGCCGGGGCCACAAGCCCCGTGTGTGTCAGCGGTCGTCCAGGCGGTCAGGGAAGCGGCGGATGTTGTCCCGCAGCCACGACCGGAACGCATCACGTTTGCACTGCTGGTAGTCCGCAATGGCCTGCAGTCGCCGCGTGCGTGCCGTTTCGTGGGTGATGAGCCCTTGGGAGTCCATTGTGTTGATCTGCGTCAACTTCGCCAAGAACGCCTCGAAGCAACTGGAGTAGGTGGGGGTGAGCGGCGGGGCGGACAGAAGCACGATGGACAGAATCAAATGGAGCATGGCGGTCCTTTCTGTTGAAACCTCGCCGCGATTGTTTCCGCACGCGACGGGTGAGGAGTCAGAGGATCTGGTAACGGTCTGCGATTTCTTCCAACGCACCAGCCGCAGTGATGGACTTCTCCCACGCCGATGCGAACTCGTTGTAGGTGTCTTCGTTATCGTCCTCGCAAATGTCCATGTGCTGCGAAATGTCGTTCTTGAGCGATTCGACAATCTTTCGAATCTCGGCAGCACGTACTGCGAACCCGTTCATGGCCTCGGTGTCTTGCTGTGTCATCTTCATGGTGTCTCCTTGGTGTTCAACTCTGCCGCCAATTTCTCTGCCTCTGTCAACGTCAGGTGCGTGTAGGTCTGCCAGTTGGAAGTCTTGTCGTTGTAGTACACAACTACCCAACCGAACTTTCCTGAGTGAATCGTTGCCACAGTGAAATCTCCTGCACGCCGGATCGTGCTTGGTTCCGGTAAGCCGCTCCGTGCCGTTTCCGGCAGGGGGCGGTTATTTGTCAAACAGCCTTGTATACCTGCACGACTCCGGCATCATCAAGATGCCAATCCCAATACTTTCCATCTGAATCCTTGACCGTTCCGCCCTTCGGCCCCGGAACAATCGTTTCATACCTACCCAATTTTCTTCCGAGCTGGTTTTGCGGCGACTGAAACAAAGGTCCCTTGAATCCAGATGTGATGTTCACATATGCAATCTTCATGGTGCGGTCCTCGTTGAGTCAGGCTTATTCCTGACCCGTTACTCTACGGTACACTATCGTCCCGTTCCACTCCAAGGTACACATTCTGCACCCGATTCCTTCAAATCGTCAGCAGCACCCTAACGTGCCGTTTGGTGTCGGTTTGCTACCAGCGTCCTTGGGGGCATTTCTCGCCGCTGCAAGTCACCTTCCCCGCTGCTGTGTCAGGCTTGCCCCCATCGCCGCTCCACAGCACCAGACACCCACACGTTCGGTTAGTCGCCGCTAACGGGTCGCCGCAGAAGCCCGCAGCCAGAACCGTGCCACGCACCCGCATCGGCACCACGGACGGGCATTGGCGGCAAATGCTGGCCCTCTGTTCAGCCACGCCCGCCGCGACGGGCTGGCAACTGATCCACCGGGCCGCACCCGTCACGCCCGCCCAGGCTCGCCCGATGAGGCTCATACGAACGGCTCCAGCGTCGAACGGTCGCCGCAGTTGGAGCAGCCGCCGCTGATCTGGTTCGTCGTTTCGCACAAGCACCACTGGCGGGTAGCGGTCAACTGATAATCGCTGAACGTCGATTCGACCACTCGCAGGCCGCGTTGCGTGAAATCCTGCCCGGACTCAAACCGCGATGCAATCGACGCGGGGCCGTCGCACGAATCCGAAGCGTTCCATGTCCATGCGTTGAAACCAGTATCGAGGTCCTGCCGCAACGAACCAGAACACGCGGCGGACTGTGGCCCAGCGGTCTTGTACCCGGCACCGATTGCCCCGGTAGTCTGGAAGAACCCGCCCGGCCCCACGATGGGGGCACTGCCAGCCGCTTCCACGTTGGCACCCGCGAACGTCTCACGCGCAGCGACGAACGGGAACAGAAGGCCAAGCGAAGTCGGCCCTCGTCCAGCCGTCTGGTATTGCACGGGCCACTGTGACGAGTCGTAGGAACCAATCCCAAGCGTCTCGCCCGCAGACTCGAACCGATACAGCTCCGCACCGTTCCGCGTTTCGTTGATGCTGATGTACCCCGCCAAAAACTCAGGCAGGATTGTCATTGGCAGACCGCTCGGACGGCACAACACAAACACGAACTGAGCCGCCGTACTTGTGAACAGTCGGTAGCCGTTTGACACAGTGAACACCCGCTGCGATGAAACCGTGAGCGTCACGTTCTCCGTCATTGCCCGAGCGTCGCGGCAGTAGTCCGCCCGGAACTGGCCGTTCACGCACTGAGCCACGTACCGAGGTAGGCATTGCCACGAACTATCGCAGCACTGCGGATGCGAGCCGACACAGCAGCACGGAGCCCCGCCCGCGTCCGTCACCAGCCGCCGCGAGAGCGTCCGTAGTTTGCGGTCGATGGCGAGGAGTTTGGGCACGTGTCAGACTCAGGTCAGGCCGTTGGCACCCGTACCGATGGACTGGCGACCGTTGGTAACGCCGCTGTAGGTGGTGATGGTCAGGAGCTTCGAAGGGATGACCGTCAGGCCGGGGCCGTCTTCGAGCAGTGTGACGGTAAGGGGCCGCTGGAGCCGCGAGAAGTCCAGCGTACCGGCGTACCCGGAGATGACGGCAATCGTGCCAGCGTTCAGGATCGTGGTGTACCCGCCGTAGATGCGAAGGTCGCTGATCGTCTCGCCGTATGCGTCAATCGTCAACTGACCGCCGCAGACGTTGAGCCCTTCCACGAACCCAGTCGATACCATCGTGCTTCCCTGAATACCACGCTTCAGGATCAACTGCCCGCCGCTCATCGTCAGGGCATGAACCTTGGTCGATCCGCTGATACCGTCGATGGTGGCCGATCCGCCGCTGACCACCCAGCGATAGGTGGCGATGCTGTCAATGGCAGCACCAACCAGCAGCCGCCCGCTCTGGCACTCCACGCGGCGAATCGTGCCCGTGCCGGTGATCGACATGAACCCGCCGCCGATGATCTGGACGAACCCGGCAGAGTTGGCAGCACCGCCAGCACCCTGCGGGCTGTAGTTCATCAGACCGCCAGCTGCGTTGTAGCGGATGCGGCTCACCTGCGTCGATGCGTTGAACGATGCCAAGTCGGTTTCGACCGCCAACGAACCAGCCGACCCGCCGATCGTGCCGGAGAACCCAGGCAGGATGTCCAGGTTGTTGATGCCGGTAGAAATCGACACGGCCAGCCCGCCCGTGATGGTCTGCGTGCCGCTCTGGATGAAGCATGTCGCGTTCGCCGCGTTGATGCCGTTGGTGTCGGTCCAGTTTGATGCCGATGCCGCGAATGACGTTGCACCTGCGATGAGATATGAGTCAGCCATTGTTCAGTTCCTTGTGTTACCCGCCGATGACGATGCCCGATGTGCTGCCGCCTGATCCGTCGTGTACCTTGGTTACCAGCAGCGACATGCGCGGCCTCGCCGTTGTTGTTTCTGTCCACGCCCCCGCGTCCGTCCGCTGTGACCAGTACGCATTCTGCCCAAGGTCGAACATATCAAACGATGCCGCCGCCCGAACTTCCACTCGTCGATAGCCTACCGCCGTGGTTGTGGTCGGCTTGATTGCCAATCTGTAGTATGCGTTCGCGGTCAGGTCGATTTCGGACGGGAAGACGATCAGCGTGCCGTTGACTGTCGTGGTTGCCCGTACATCCGAATCGAGAGAAACAGTAGCAAGTGCCGTGGTCCCGTCTGTGTCATACAGAACCACATCTGCCGCAGCGTCTAGGTCGATGATGACGTATGCCCCGCCGACCGTCACTCCCACGGGAAATCGGAAATACAAAGCCACTTCATCCGGCGTGGTGTTTGAAGCGAGCGTGCCGGAAGAATTGACTCCAGGCAATAACGTGTCGGTGTAAGCCAACGTTGAGTCGTCGTACTCAAGCTCAAGGCATCCAAGCGATGCCGTTGTCTTTGCCCACGTACCGCCAGTCTTCAAAGTGGTGTACGCACCATTGCCATAATCGACAAGTTGCGCCGCATTGACTAGGTTCATATTTCCCGACACGTAAGAATCGAACTCAATCACGATGGCCAGCAGATCGCCGCGAGTCACCGACCGCTTGCCGCCGCCATCAGTCCCGTCCGTGGTAATTAGGCCAGTGCTGATCCACACACTATCGTCAGACGATGAAACGCTCACGGTGCGGTATTGGTCCGCCGTTTCATCGGGGTTTCCAGTCGCCATGTCCACATCTTGGAACGACACCTTCATGGTGTCGCCCGTGGTAACTACACCCGTGCGGAACCGAACCTTCCCAAGCGTGCCGGTCTTGGGCACACGGAACACAGCGGCCAGCTTCTCGCCGGATGCGTCGAGCAGTTGGTTCGCGTTGTTGATTGGAAAGTTCTCTGGCTTCGGCATGAACATGCCGCCGCCCAATGATGTGAGTGCCATGGGTTCAGTCCGGTGCGATGAGGTCCAGGCGGATTGCGACGGGGTAGCCGGTCATTGCCAGCAGTTCGGGCTGCATCCCTTGGAGCAACTTGATGACCGTTTCGATGTCATTGGTGGCACCGTACTGGCGAACGAGGATGGCCCGGTCGGTCGGTGCCACGCTGCTGAATGAGCCGACAGTGTTGTTGTTCAGCGGAACGCCGGGAGTTGCCGGTACTGCTGGCGTGTCTCCGTCTGCCGGGATTTCGGGCGTGCCGGGGATTGGTGCGGGGCGGGGGATGAGGTAGAGAGAGGTGGTTGCCATGGGTGATCCTTGTTACTGACGACTCTTGAAACCTACACAACTAACCGTGAGCGTGGTGGCAGCAGCAGACCCGTCGAACGCAAGAGCCGTGTTTGCCGTGAACCGAAGCGGGACGGGGAAGGCATGGATACAGCCGCCATTCGCCGGAACCGGGAACGTCGCAAGCACCGAGCCCGCCGAACCGTCCCGAATGTCAACCGTGATGTTCGTTGATGAACTATTGGCGATGATGAGGCTGGTGAGGTAGATCCGCTGGCTGGCCGTCGCCGCGAACGCCCCCGTCATGGCCGTTGATGATCCGTCCGTGTTCGTCTTGACCTCGCTGATGATGTCCTCCAGCGAAGTGTGGGGACGCGAGAACATCACGCCGTCAAGCCCGGCGAATACGTCGGTACGGTCGCCCGCCGCGACCGGGGTAGCACCCAGCACACTGGCCGTAGCCTTCGCCCCGATCTTGTGGGGGTTGCCCGAGTCCACGCCGTCATGGGCCACGCCCGAGCCGGTGAGGGTGGTCAGCGTCGTCACCGTGCCGGATGACAGCACAACCGCACCCGTATTGCACGCCGTGATCTTGCTGTCAATGCTGCCCGTGTCCGCGTCTATCGTGGTAAGCGTGCCTTCGATGCCGTCGATGTGACCGATGATCGTGGACTGGTTGGCCGCTGTCGATGCACCCGTGGGCAGGCTCACCGTGCCCGATACGTTGGTGATGTTCCAGGTGCCGCTCTGCGTTGCCTGAACCGCGAACGTGCCCGCGTTGGTCACCACGCTCTGCGTCACGAACGTACCCGTACCAGCAACCGTCACAGTGCCAGTCACAGAATCAACGATGTGATGCGGCGTGTGGACGCTGGTGTTATCAGTTGTCTTGACAGTCTTGGTCGTCCCTGTCGCGTCCAGAATGTCTAGGTTGTTTGCCATAGGTCAGAATCCAATCGTGAGGTACTGCCCGCTGTTCACCGCGTCATTGAACTGCCATTCGCCCGGCGTGCCGCTTGGTCCTGCCTGCGTCCAGTTCGTGATGAGCCCATCAACAATAGTCACCGTATTCAGGACGTTGACCGTGCCGCCGCTGGTTGCCGCTGCGTAAAACGTGATTGTGTCCGTGAATGACCCGCCGCCGCCCGGCTCCGTGATGACACCGGGAACCTCGTAAGGCCAACCAATCACCCCCAGAGGCAGCGGAGGCACGTTAGACATTCAGCACCCCGCAGATGGTCAGCATCACTTCCACCGTGCCGCTGGTGGTCGTGAACTGCACGCGGACGAACCGCACCCCCTCCACGTTGATGGCTGGCTTCAGGCCCACCGTCGTGTACGAAATCGCCGCAGCCGGGAAGTCATACCAGTTGTGGTTGTCCAGCGATGCCTGGACCGTCAGCGTGCCAGCCAACGCCGCATCTACCGGGCAGTCCACCTGCACGACAATGGACGAGTACCCCGTAACGTCATAGGTCGCCCCGCTGTTGATCGCGGAATAGACCGTCGAAGGGTTGAACCCCTGCCCATCGGTGCCGGTCGGGTACAGAACATCCACCTTGATAGCCATTACTCAGCCCCTCCCGGTGTAGGCCCTGCCGGTGCGTCCGTGCCCGTGCCAGCAGCCGTAGACGCATTGGGCGGCTCCAGATCCCGCAGCAATCGCACTTCCTCCTGAATCATGTCCAGCAGTTTCGACTTGCCCGAGTTGTCAGGACACGCCCCAAAGTCCGGCATCTCCATCGAATGCCATTGCAGGATCGCCGCATCGGTCACGCCAACCACCATCGACCCAACCGCGAACGCCACCGTGTCAATCGAATCGGGCCAGCGACGAATGGGCCGCTGGTTCGTCACGCGGAACGGGCCATCTACCTGCGGGTCATGGCAGGCAATCGTGTACGTGATGCCGCTGGCAGGCCCCGGCGTGGTGCCTTGAACCGCAACGATGCGACCGAGGATGAGTCTTGGGCTTGCCATTAGATGATCAGGTTAGCTCCGGGCAGGTTCGTCCAGCCGGTTTCGTCAACGGGATAGAGTGCGTTGAGCTCGCAGTTTGGAATCGTTTCTGACGGGTCGCCAATCTGATAGGCCACGAAAACGGTGTAGGGGTTGCGGAAGATCGGGCCAGCGTCCGGGCTTTCTGGCACTTGACCATTTGTGACCTGCACGCAGTACCGAGCATTATCGGTTTCGAAGTCGGGGAACTTGTCCGTTCCTTCATCCAGCTCCCAGATGTACGCAATGTCGTAGGTGCCGTTGTCGTCAACCTGGTTGACCGTCGCCCCTTCGAAGTGGTACAACTTTCCGTCAGGCATCGCGTGCAAACGGTCCTTCTGCTTGGCGATGATGTCCAGATCCCGCACATTCTGCACCTTCACCCGCACGTTCAGCGGGCGGATGATGCGGGTTTCGTTGACGTACTTGTGACTGATCCGCCAAACCAGCCGCTCGTCGCCGTTCCCAAACTGGTCCTTGGCGATGACCTTGGTCTTGACTGCTACCGGAATGTCGATCTGTACCGTCCGTGATGCCCATCCCCAGTGATACCAGCGGGGATTATCCTTGTTCGGCGTGCGGGTCGAGCCGAACTGGCGGCTGTTGCTGTACCTGCAGACCACGTTGCAAACACCCGTGTCCTGCGGCTCAACCGTAATTGCGTCAAGGATCAGGCCCGGAAGTGTCGGATGCTGGCTGTTGATCGTCGGCACGCCGTCAGCGGCCAACGCGGCCTGCGGGCTGATCGTTTCCACCACGAACGTACGGGTAGCGGACCCCTTGTTGTTGAAGTCGATGGACTGGCTGTTGCCGGTCAACCCAAGTTCGTAGGCGGTCAATGCCATTAGTCGTCACCCCCGACAACGATGCGGTTCATGTTGGCCGTTGCAATGGTGGCCGTCGTGCGAAGGTTGCCAGCGAGCTGCACCATCGTTGCGGCCTGATCTGTGTTGAAGGCCCGGTTTGATTCTTCGCGGATGCTGCGGAACGAATCTGAAAACGCTTCGTTGATCCGCTTGGCCGATTGGCTCGCCTGTTCTTCGTAGTCCTTCATCATGCCGATCAGCTTGTCGAAGTCGGCTTCCATCGCCTTGGCTTTGGCTTCCTCGTCTGACAGTTGCTTCAGCAGAGATTCGCGGCGTGTGTTTTCTTCCTCCAACGCCTGCACGCGACGATCAGCAGCCAAGCGAGATTGGGCCGCTCTCCCTTGTGCTTCGGCCTCGTCGTACACCCGTTTGAGTGCTGCGGCCCGGTCGATGACGTTCTTCTCGAAAGCCTCTTGGCGGGCCTTGTCGGCCATCGTGCTGCGATAGATCAGATCCGCCTGAGCGTCGAACTTCTCATTGACATCATCAATCCGCTTTGCAACCTTGTCATCGTTCTGCTTTCCAAACTCATCATTGAGCCGCTTCACGCTGTCGATGTACTTCAGGTAGTCGCGGTTTGCTTCCTCGACCTTCTTGCGGTTTTCCTCGCTCTTGGCGGTCACAACCGCGTAGGCTGCGGCAAGCGATCCAAGTACGAACGTCACAGCACCAAACGCGGCACGCACCCCGTTGAGTGCAATCTTGGCCGTATTCAAAGAACCGGACAGCTTCTCAGTCGTGGTGGCTGCGGCAGTCGTGGTCGCGGCTACAGATCCAACCGACGTAGCGGCGTTCGTTGCCGAAGTGGCGACATCCTGATAGGACGAGGCTACTTCCTGATTTACCTTTGCGGCACCTTCGCCAGCCTTACCCGTTGCACCCTCGGCATTGATCTTGGCCTTCGCAGCGGCTACCGATGCCTCCAGTGGGGAGGTGTCGCCAGTTACCTGAATCTCTACAGACCCGTCTTTGCCGCGAGTCGCCATTGTGCCCCCTTACGCCACGGTAATAGCACCAGCCGCCCGGAGAGTACCAGACACCCGCACGACATCATCCATCTTCCACGCGAGGTTCAACCGCGTCCAGAAGAACGGGCCGGTGTAGGTGCGACCAGATGCCACGGTCAGGACGCAGGTGTTATCTGCCACGCCTTCTGTGCCACCAGTCACATCCCATTGCGGCTTGGTGATGACACCAGACGCGGCGGTGAGGCCGGGGAAGGTCGTTCCCGCCGTCTGCGTCAGGTCGCCCGAGCCCGTGAACGAATACACGCATACCGACTCGTCGCCAATCCGAACCGTCTGATTCAGTCGGGGGGTCGTGATGCTGCCGGTGAGTGTCGGAACCGAAGTGGCTTCGTATGCGAGCTTGAACGTAGCCGCCGCCGCAGCCGCCGCAGAAGTCGGCAACGTCGGCGGGGTCGCATTGTCCGCAAGGCACGTGTACGAACCGCTCCAGCGGCCAGTTCCCTTTGGACGGAACGCCCGCCACGTACCAGCCGCACCAGTCGTAGAAGTCGCGTCAAACTCCCCGAACTCGATGCTCATGTTGAACGCGGTCATGTGCTTCACGTACCCGCTGGCGTACTCCACCAGCGAGGTGATGCCAAGCGGGCTCGCCGCACGCGGGTAGATTCCGTTGAAGTCGATGGTGGCAGACCGCAGTCCAGCGTTCATCGTCATGAAGTTGACGGCAGAACCTGTCGGCGTGGTCGCGTCGTACTCGTTGCTCTCGATGTTCAAGGTGGCAACGTCCGCCGCGATGCGGATCGAAGTACCGAACAGGTAGTGCAGGTCGCCAGCACCAGCCGTGCAGGTCAGGTTACCAAGTTGTGATGTCAGCGGCCAGTCTGCCATAGGTCGTACTCCTTACGGGTTCGCGGCGATTGCCGACACCCTGAATGTCATCTTCATCGTCGCCATTACCACGTTCTCGCTCACAATCGTTGCGTCATTGTCATCAACGATGCACGTACTCGCCACAGCCGAATAGGCGTTCGTCGGCAACACCAGCCGATGCCGGTTGAACCCGTAGGTTGGAACGCGGCCAGACACCAGAACCGCATTGCCGTGCAGGCGGTCGAGTGCTGGCAAGATCGATGTGCCGATGTACGCCGTCTGCGATGATTCATTCAAACGGTCGTAGAGGTTGAACGTTGCCGTGCAAAGGAACTCGTCGCCCGTTGTCGTGTTCTGCTGCTGCATCGCCACGCTGAAGACCAGGTAGGGCCCGGTGATCGGCGTAGGTGCCGCAAACACGGTATACGCCCCGCCCGTGATGAGATTCCACGCCCCACCGTTGTAGAGCCCACCCGCGCCAGTGTCCGCCTTCATGCGGTCGTAGATCGCCTGATAGATCGGTGCGAGGATCATGCTGCCCCCTTGCTCAGAACTTCCTTGACCGCCGCCTCGAAGGCATCGGTAGCCTTGACGTACAAGGCCGCGTTCTGTTCAGCGGGCCGCATGTACGGGCGTGCCGCGATGGTCACGGACTTTTTGAGGATGAACATCATCTGCGAGCCGATGAGCTTGGTGGCGTTCTTTGACTTGCGGGTCAGATGCTTGACGAGGAACAGTCGCCCGGTCTTGGTGCGGAGGATGTGCATCGGGGTTGCGGAGTTGCGAAGCCCGCCCGCTGTCCGCTTCTGGAGTCGCTTGGCTTCCGCGTTCAGAGGAACCGGCAGGAACCCGCCAGACTTCGCCCGGATCGTCCCGCCAAACTCCATCATCGCGGCGTACTTGGCTTTGGAAGTCGTGATGATGCTCTTGCCGTTCTTGGCTGGCGTAGCACGGATGCCGTTCCGCAGCATGCCCGTCTGCGTTCCCGGTGGCTGTCCCGGTGCGGAATGCGTTCCAACTGCGGTCTTCGTGAAACTGTCCTTGATGAACGCCTCATAGACCAACGCCGCACGGTACACGCCCGTATTGACAGCCCGCTCAAGTTTCGCCTTGAGTCGTGCCGTGTCCACGGTCATTGTCACCTTGCCGACGTTCATTAGCCAAGATCCCTTGATACTACCAACTTCTTCAGCACGCCCATGCTGCACATGTCCTGCGGTTTCCCTTCGATGCGGTACACCACGCTATTGATGGAAATCTGATCAGCTGGCGAACAGTCCCACGCGGCCCCGGTTGAATCGGTCGGTGCCAGGAACAGGTCGAACATCTGCGTAGTCGTGTCACGCCCGTACACCAGACCGTCCGCCGCACTTGTCGGCTGCATCGCACATGCAATTTCAATCGGATCGGGTGGTAATGACCCGTACGGGATTCCGCTATTCGCCGTCAGCCATGTCTTGTTGTCCAACGATGCCGTCATCGTCAGCAGGTGCCACGGGGTAGATGCCATCACGCACCCCCCGTCACGTAGCCACGCAGCAGGCTGATGCGAATGTCGTCCACCCGCTTCTGGTCCGCGAGCGTGTACGAATACTGGCCGATCGTTTCCGACTGAACCGCCATGTCACGCCCACGCCCGTTGAACAGCATGTCAGCCAGCAGGCAGCACGCCTTCTGCAGGGCTCCGGGGATGGTCGCGTAGCCAGCCACGTACACCACCGTGAAGTTGTTGAAGCCTTCCTCGAATCGCGGAGACGGCTTGAAGTCGCCACCCTGCCCCAAGTACGTTGCGTTATACGACGCGAACCGGTTGCGTGCAACGTCGATCCGCGACAGCAGGCCAGAATCAGCATCGACGCGGTAGGTGCTGGAGTCGAGTACCACGCTCTGCCCACCCGCGTAGGTCTGCGTCACCGAGGTAATCGACGTAACGGGCCGTTCGCGGAGTTGGATAATCGCATCGTCAGGACCGCTGTAGTATTCAGTCCGTGTCGCAGACTCGAAGCCGTTGGTCCCGTCGCGGCTGCAATAGTCGCGGATGTCGTTTGACACCCAGCCGAGAATCAAGTCGATGAACGTATCGTCCGCCGTTCCGGTGATGCCTCGCCAAGACTTGTAATCGGTGCGTGAGACAAGGAACGCCACGGGTAGCCCCTTAGTTGATGATGCTGACGTAGAGCGGAACGGTGCCGGTCGAAACGTTCGCGGCGGTTGACACCAGAACGATGATCGCCTTCGCACCACGCAACTGGTAGCCCATCGCACTGGTGGCGGGCAGGACCGATGACCACGCAAAGGTTGACCCGTCATTCTCAGCCGATGCCGCCGCCGCCAGCGTGACCGTAAGGCCCGTAGCCGTGAACGAATCGCCGTCGATGCGGTGGAACAGCGTTCCGGTAGGGAACACGCCCGATGAGTTGGGGATCTGGTCAGCTCCCAAGATCCGCACGATTGGCGAGGTTGTCACGGTCGCCGCGTAGGCGATGCGTGCCCGGATCATCAGCCGCGTGCCCTGCGTCACGATGCCGGGAATGACGAACGCAGACGACACGCTGATAGGGTTCAGCAGTTCGGCAGCGGTGTTCGCCTGTTCCGCGTCCGTGTGGACCTGGATCCACTTGCCGAACATGTTGCTTTGGAACATCACATCGGGACCGCCCTGTTTGATGTCCGGACCAACGTATACGGGTGCCGCCATGTGTTAGCTCCTTAGGTGAAACCGACCGGCCCACGTTTCCATGAGCCGGGGGTGAGAGAAACAGAGGAGGATTACAGCACGATGCGACCGAGGAGCGAAGAGGACGCACCAAGGTTCTGTGCTGCACCGCGAGCGATTTCGGTAGATCCGTTGACACCCTGAGCAGGATTCAGGCCGATCCACACCGCACCGTACAGCGTTGCCGCTGCGCCGGGGGTGCAGGAAACACGCAGATACCGCTTGCGTGATCCGCCGAGTTCAACGTGGAACAGCCAGAGCTTGTTGTCGCCGCCTGTTGCCAGAGGAAGATCTACGCCACTGAATCCGCCGTTCGTCACGTTCGACCAGTCTGAGTTGTTGTCAGACTCTTCGATCTTGAGAACGGTCGTATCTGCGGCGACGTTGCCGAAGGTCACGATGCACGCGGCTTCACCGAGTCCACCGAGAACGGACGTATCGAATGCGGTGCCCGTATTGGCTGCACCGTTGATGTCGAGCGGACCACCCGTTGAGGTGCCGCCCTTGAAGTATGCGTTGAGAAGGGTTTTCATGTGTCAGTTTCCTTTGCGTTGGTGGTCTATCAGGCCGTCTTGAATCCGACGATGGGGCCGTAGGTCGAACCGCGACCGTCGCCATGGATGTTCACGTTGAACCGGCTGGTGCCGCGAACGGCGATGCTGTCGGAACTGAACAGGGCATGTTCGCTCGTAGCGATACTGAGCATCTGACGATCTCCAATCATCGAGCCGCCTTCGAAGTCACCGAAGTAGCAGGGGAAGTGCGTTGAAGATGCAGCCGAAACGGTCGGCATGACCTGAGAGAACACAACGTCGTAGCCCATGAACGTTCCGCCGCCGAGGTTGCC